CGCGATCGGTGGTACCGCTTCCGACACTGCATCGGGCCGCAGGGGCGGCTGGTCCGGCGGGGTCGGCAACTCGAGAGCACCGAAGTGCCGTGCCGTGGCTTCGAGCTCGGGCGGACAGTCGTCGCCAGGACCGTAGGTCACCGGATAGATCTCGCCATCGGGCACGCCTTGGAATTCCTTGATTAGCTTCATGGGTTTCTCCAGTGGAGAGGCGGACCGAAGTCCGCCCCTCGATCAGGCCGCGGCGATGTTGAGCGCCTTGATGGTGTCCGGGTTCAGCAAACCGCCCCCGACGCGCTTCGTGGTGTAGAAGTGCACGTAGGGCTTGTTGGTGAACGGATCGCGCAGCACGCGCACGCCGGTCCGGTCGACGATCAGGTAGCCGCGTTTGAAATCGCCAAAGAGGACGGCCTTCGCGCCGGCGGCGACGTTCGGCATGCCGGCCATTTCGGTCGTCGGATAGCCCGCGATGGTCGCCGGTTGGCCCGCAACGAAGGACGGCTGCCACAGGTAGTTGCCGTCACCGTCCTTCAGCTTGCGAATGAGGGCCTGCGTGCTGCGATTCATGATGAAGCGCGCATCGGCGGTGTACTCGCCCGGCACCGCGTAGATCAGATCGATCAGGGCGTCGGACGTGATCGCACCGACGGCACCGCTTTGAACGACCTTGATGTCACCCCAGGGGTGCACGGCGGCATTCGCGGCACCGGTCACGTAGGTCAGGATGCCGGTCGGCTTGGTCGCACCGGTACCGGCGAGGAAGGCCAGGCCTTCCTGATAGGAAAACTCGGTTTCGACTTCGTTCGCCAGCCAGACCTCGAGATCCACAGCAGCGTCGTCCAGCATCCCCTGCGTGGCTGCCGGGTTCGCGTAGATCTCGCCAGGGGTGTAGGTCATCTGACCGAAAGTCGGCGTATCGGTCTGAGGCCGCGCGGCCGCCTCGCCGACCCAGCCGGACGTGGTGCCGCGGTTGTTGAAGAGCTTGGTGAAGCCTGCAGTGGAGATGGTCTGGACTTGGCAGATCGCGCGCATGGGCGACACCTTGACCAGGCGGTCGGTGATCGTGCGGTCCCATTCGACCGGTGCCAGGTAGCCGCCCTCGGACGCCGCGCCCTTGTTGAGCGCGGCGTTCACCTCGCCACGCTTCATGTGCGAGCTGAAGGCGCCGGTGTACTCGGCGTCCTTGACCACCTTGCCGTTGGTGCCGGCGCTGATCTGCGAGCCGGCCAGCTTGATGTTGGTGTCGTCGACTTCCTTCTGAAGGCGCGAGATGTCGGCGTTGATCTTGTCGACCTTGAGGGCCTGCAGGGCATCGGCGTTGCCCTTCTTGATCTCGTCGAGCTGCCTAGTGTGCTCTTCCTTGAACGTCGCGAAGGCCCTGTTGAGCGCCTCGACCGTGGCCTTGATGTCGCCGGGCGGGTTGCCACCGTCGGCGCGAACGAGCACGACACCGCGTGCGACGGTGGCCGAGCCGGCCGACAGGGCGATCGCCGACATGGCGATGTGGAGATCGAGGGATTTCTTCATGGTCATACCTTGAGGGATTGGGTGAGGGAAAGCAGCAGAGCTGCGGATTCGCCAGCGCCCGGCATGGCGTCGTCTTCAGCAGCGCTCGGCGTGCCAGAGAACAGGGCTTTGAGAGCATCCCGACGAACAGAGCGGGAATGCCCTGCCCGTGCCATGGATGCCTCGACGAGCGCCAGGGCCTTGCGGCTGCCTTGCGCCCGGGTGTCTTGGGTGATGTCGGCGCGATCGATCAGGCCGGTGGCGAAGCCGTCTTCAACCGCTTGCGTCGCGTTGATCCAGGTTTCCTTGTCCATCAGCGCCGCCGCTTCGGCCGGCTTCATGCCGGAGCGTGCCGCGTAGACATCGGCCATCGCGGCATCGAACGGCTCGAGCCAGTCCGCTGCATCGCGCAGGTCATGGCGATTCCCCATCGCCAGCGCCCAGGCGTTGTGCACCATGAGGAAGGAACCATCGCCCATCAGGATCTCGTCGCCGGCCATCGCGATCACCGAAGCGGCCGAGGCAGCAAGGCCCATCACACGGACGGTCACTTTCGCCTGGTGCTGCCGCAGCAGGTTGTAGATCGCGACGCCTTCGAAGTAGTCTCCGCCTGGCGAGTTCACGTTCACCGTCACCTCGCGAGCGCCGATCGCGCGAAGAGCGGCGCTGATGCGCTTGGCCGTGATGCCCTCCCCGTCCCACGATTCACCGATCGAACCGTAGATGGAGATCGACGCCTCGGACTCGGTCGCTGCACGCACCTCGGGATGCCAGCGCTCGAGCGCCTCCGGCCGCACATCGAACTGGGCGGCGCTGAGCCGATGGTCGGCCCGGATCTCGGGAAGTTTGCGAAGGCTCATTCTGTTTTCTCCGGCTCGTTCTTTGACTGGGTCATCGGGTTGCGCAACTGGTCGGCCACGGGGTCGTTGGAGCGCGGCATGTCGGACACCTCGCGCACCTCGTTCTGCGTCAGCCACGGCGCTTGTCCACCGGCGCCCAAGGCCTTCGCGAAGAAGTCAGCCTGGTCCTTCAAGGTGCCACGCAGCAGGGCCCGCTCGTTGAACTTGAACTGATGCGATTCGATCTCGTCGTCGGCGAGCAGCACGCGCGCGAGGGCTTGCTCCCAGGCGATGAACCACGGCGCCAGCGTGTACTGCACGAAGAAGATTGCGAGCTGCTCGACGCCACTGCCCCAGCTCGTGTCATCCATCATCATCAGCGGCCGCGGCACACCGAAGGCTCGAGCGATCTCCTCGATCTGATGCTTGCGGTTCTCGATATGCTGGGCATCGAGCGCGCTACTCGCCCACTTGCTAGCCTTCGCGCCTTCCTCCAGCAGCATCCACTTGTTGATGTTCTCGACGCCAGCGTAGTCACCGTTGAGCGAATCCTTCATCCGTCCATAGGCCGTGTCGGAAAGGGCTGTCGGCACTTCGATGGCCCCGCTGGCCATCACGCCGGTTCGGAATGTGCGGGACGCAGCGCGTTCAGCCTGCTGCGCCAGATCGATGGCTTCACTCGCCAATTTGATGCGCGAGAGGCCGTTGACACCATCGAGCGAGACGTCTCGCAGGTGCAGCACGTCGCGGGCTTGCAAGGTAACCACCCCGCCGTCGCTGCGACGCACGTCGTACACCATCCGGTACTCGTCGGTGAGCGAAGGCGTCACCGTCCGCGAATCCAATGGCGCAAGCGCAATGGGCCGCGACCCCGACCAGATCACGCGGGCGTAGCCGTTGCCTCCCAGCAGTGCATGCATCTGCACGACGCTCTTGAACTCGATGGGCGTCTGCCAGGTGTTCGGTCGACGCTTCAGCAGACCATGTGCCGCGTGATCGCTTGCAATCTCTTTCGCCGGGCCATTGACCATCAAGTTCAACGGCAGCATGCCGATGGCATTGGAGATCAGCGTGACGCAGCGCAGGATCGCCATGTTGCGCATGCTCTGCGCGCCAGGCGAAGCGAGTCCCGAGCCCAGGTTGCCTCGCATGTACTCCAGCAGCGCGGGATCGTTCAGGCTGGTGAACTGCGGGCCACCGCTGGCTGACGCGAGCGGGCGGGTCGGCTCGGCCTCGAGCAGAGGCTCTTGCCGCTGCACGGGCTCGGGCTCCACCGCCGACGCGGGCGCGCGCCAGAAGCGTTCGAGGAAGTTCATGCAGTCGGTCCTTACAGATAGCGGATGCCACGGGTTTCGTAGACCGGCGCAGGCGCGGCGTGTGCAAGCGCACGGCCCAGCGCCATCAGCATGGCCATCGGGCCGTCGATCTTGTTCTCGGGTCGCTCTTTCGTTGGCGCCCGCAGTTCGTTGAACTTGCTCACCTTCACCACCAGGTTGCTAACCATCCAGGTCATCACCGGATTGCTGTCGTGCCGCAACTTTTTCTCGAGCACCATGTTCTCGACCTGGAGCAGCGCCGGAGTGAAGAACATCGCGCGCTGCGTGATCTCGACCAACGGCAGCCCTTCATCGATCAGCTTGCCGGCGAAGTACATCGACAAGGCGGGGTCGAAGGCGATCTCCTGCACATCGAACAAGCGACAGTAGGTGCGAAGGTCCTCGGCAACGACATCGAAATCGGTGATGTCGCCGTCGGTGACTTGCACGTAGCCTTGCCGCGACCAGCCGCTCAGATGCGCATTCCCGCTTTCGCTGACCGCGAGCTCGTTCAAGTACAGACGTGTGCACACGTTCCACACGCGCTGAGGCTCGTAGACACCGTCGGCCCGTTTCACCAGCACGTCGCGCTCGAACACGATGGACAGCGCGGCGAAGTCCTTCTTTTGCGCCAGGTCGAGCCCTATCCACACCTTGGCACCGGCGAAAGCCTGAAGGTCGCGCAGATCGGGGTCGGCGCAGCGATCCCACGCGCGCATTTCCATCCACGGGCTCTCTCCGCTGACCCAGACGTTGAGTCGCTTCGTCAGAAAGTTGTTGAGCGCGCTCGGCATGGCCTCGGCCTTGCGGGCCTGCGCCGTGAGTTCGTCGAGCTGGACGGACTTCCCGAGGTTCGGATTGGCTTTGATCCACACGGATGGGTCGAAGTGGTCATCCCCGTCGTCCAGCGTGTAGATGATCCCGAAAACCCGATCGTCTTCGATGACCCGATCGAGGATCTTCGTCACGTGCGTCCGGCGCTCGTAGCAAATGCCCGAGCGATCGGTCCCGGCCGTCGTGATGGTCCACAGCAAGGACTGCTCGCGTGCGCCCCGCGCCGAGTCGATCACGTCGTACACCGCGCGCGTCTTGTGCGCGTGCAGCTCATCGAGCAGCGCGAAGTGCACATTGAGACCGTCGAGCGTGCTGCCCTCGGCCGCCAGCGGCGTCGCCTTGCTCGCGGTATGGGCCACCGTCAGGCTGTGCTGCATGATCGCGAGGCCCAGGTGCGTCCGAAGGCCCGGCGACCGGTCCGCCATCGCCTTGGCGTCGTCGAACACGATGCGCGCCTGGTCGCGAGTCGTGGCCGCCGTGTAGCACTCGGCACCATGCTCGCCATCCGCTGTCAGCATGAAGAGCAACAGACCGGAGCCCTTCGCGCTCTTGCCGTTCTTCCGAGCCTCCTCCTCGTACGCCTCCAGGAAGCGCCGCAGCTGCGTTTCGCGGTGCACCCAGCCGAACACCGTCGTCAGGATGAAGCACTGCCACGGTTCGAGCTCGAGCAAGCGCCCCTCGCGAGCCCACTTTCCCTTGATGTGCGGCAGCAGCTCGATGAACGCGCAAGGCCTTTCGGCGCGGCCTTCATCGAATACCCATGGCCACGCATCACTCTGCGGCCTCTGCAGGTCGTCGGCCTGGCGCTGCACCGCGAGTCGGACCCACTTGCACGCCGGGATGGTCTCGGCCTGCACGTCGCGCATGTACTGCTGGGCCTTCTCCACGTAAGGATGCGTCATGAGGACGGGACGGCGAACATCGCGAAGCCAGCGGGCTTCGCAGACGGGTTGGGTTCGATGCCCGGCAGGGAGGGCTGCACGTAGTTCGACGGCTGCACGCGCGCACGCGCCGCCGGCGACAGCCCGAAGTGCGCCAAGTGGCGATGGACCTGCAGGCGGTGCGAGCCGATCAGCTGCACGATGACGCTCTGCTGCTCGTAGCCGCTCGGCGTGGCCGTGAAGCTCACCCGGTACACGGCCTCGGAGTACTCGACTCCCTGGTCGACCAGCAGCTTGACCTTGCCGTTGAACGCCGCCTCGAGCTCCCACAACCGGCCGACGGCCTGGCAGTACAACGCGAGTGCGGCCCGGTCCAAACCGCTGACCAGGCCGAGCTCCTCGAGCAGCGGCGTGATGCGCGCCCACTCCTTGCGCGCCTCGCGGCCGAGGTGCTTCGGTGCCGACGGGATCTCGACGCGCGGATTGACCCCGTCGGCCAGATTGAGCGCCCGCTTTCCGGGGTTGCCCTCGAGCAGCTTCAGCGCCGCCGGCTTCGGCAGTGGTCCACGTGTCATTTCCATCCCCTACGGGGGAGTACCCCCCCCACGAAACTTGCGCGCGCAAAAAAAGCAGGGAGCGGTCGGTCTGGAGCGGGTCCGCCTCAGACTTTTGAACCCCCCTCCCCTCGGCCGGCGCACCGATGCGGTACCTCGCCGGGTCAGGTGCGACGCCGTGCGAACGCGCTGTCCTCGGTCGCGGTCTTGTGGTCATGGCAGGGCTTGCACAGCGGCTGCCAGTTGGTGCGGTCCCAGAACAGCGCCCTCGCCTTCGCGATGCGCGCCTGGTCGCCGCTGTCGATGGCGTCCTTCAGACGCGGCGGCTTGATGTGGTCGACGACGGTCGCGGCTTCAATGCGGCCGTCATCGTTGTGCTTCCGGCAAAGCGGATGCTTGGCAAGGAACGACTCACGCGCTCTCTGCCATGCCGACGTGTAGCCGCGCTCGTGCGCCGTGCCGCGCCGCTCGTCGAGCTGCTGCCGCTCGACACGCTTGTGCTTGTCGCATCGGCCAGAGCCATCGCGCACCAGAGCCCCACAGCCTGGATGGGTGCAGGGACGTGGTGCGGCAATGGGCATTGGAGGCGAGCACCAGGCAGGCCGGGGCAATCCCCGCTTAGCCACCACTGCATGCATGTAGCAGCGCGGCGGACCCTCCCGGTGATCGGACAAAGAAAAACCCGCCATCGTTGCCGAGGGCGGGTTTGATGCTGTTTCAGTGTTGCCTGTCACACAGGATGCCTGAAATGTACCGAAAGTGTCTATGACGTAAAACTCCTTTTTGTCTGAGCCTGCGCGGCCGCCTGCCGATCGGAGCGGTCGGCGAACCACGCCGCCAGCAACCGGTCCGCCACATCGAGCAGCGCGTACACGTTAGACCGCTCGCACTCGAGGCGCCTGCAGGTGCCAGACACGCCGAGGCCGAAGGGATACATGCAGTGCAACACCGCATAGAGCTGCGGCCGCACCGGCTTCAGCGACTCGACGGCCTCGTGCGTGACCGAGGCCTCGATCTCGTCGACCGGGATCCGAGCCTCGCGATCCGAGCCTGGTGCGTCGTTCAAGAAGGAAGCCTGCGATGCGAAGCCCAGTCCCCCGCCCGCCATCTGACACCGCCACCGCGCCCAGTTATCCAGGCGGGTCTTCACCCACTCAATTCGCGCCATCTCCACCCTTCCCGGCCACGATCGGCCAGATGCAAACGAAACCCACACCGAACTCGACCATCGCCACGGCGACATCCGCAGTCACCGCCTGGCAGAACGGCGTGCCGACCACCCTGCCGCCCTCGAAGGCATAGAAGCAATCGGCCTCCCCGCGGGCGCCGCGCCGCACGAGCGCATATGCCTCATCGCCAATCGCCGCCGCCTTGGCCTTGATCGCCCCGTACACGCTCGGCATGGCAGCCTTGATCAGCGCCACCTGCTTGACGGCCGGGTCAGTCTTCCCATTTGCTGGAGTCCTGGTGTCCATACTGTCCAACCTTTCATAGAGAGATAACGTGAGATCGGGGGAGCGTCTGCGCGCGCGAGCGTGCACACATCTGCACGCCCGCCTGCCTACGCCTGCACATTGAGATGGCCGCGATGGACAATGCAGCAGCTGCAACCTTCGATTCCGAAGGATGAGCACTGCCATAGGGCTCTATGGGAGCCCCTGGCCACCGTGGACACTTGGACACTCAGGTCATGGGTGCATGCGTCGACATCCCCGCTACCGCGCCGCAATGGAGGCGCGGCGCACCTCTCAGCCCTTCGGGCGCACCACTGCCAATCTTGCGTCTGGTGGTGCTTGCGACACGGCGCGTTTCGCGAGCCGTGACCTTTTGGTCAGAACGGCTCATCGTCGGCGCCCTCGTGTACGACCGGCGACGGTGTCGCCTCTGGTCCCTGTTCTTCATGCTGCTTCGGCCAATCCCTCGGCCGGGCGTATCCCCAGGCCCGCACGCCGTTCTGCTGGCGCTTGACCCGCTCCCATCCCTCATGCTCCATCCAGCTGCGGATCTGTGATTCAAGGGCCGGGCTGCTCTTCGCCGCATCGACGCCAAGCGATAGGGCCAGCTGTGCGATCGTCACGAACTCGGTCAGCTCGTTCACGATGGCTCCGATGCCCGTGGCGTTCGGCGACCTGGTCAAGACGTGCAGCAACTCGCTAAGCACCGCCGTCTCCACCAGGCGACTTTCCTGGACGGGAACGAACAGGCGCTCCTCTTCCTCATGCGTCGGCGTGAAACGCTCACCAGTGAGATAGCGGGCATACGCCTCGGCCATCAGCTGGTCGCGCCACTTTGTGACCCATGGAATGTTGAGGCGCACCTTCACCGGCACCGGCCAGAACCGACGATTGCCAGTGCGGTCGCGCAGGTAAGTCTTTTCGTTCGTGGTGCCGACCAGCACGCACTGGCGGGCATACGACTCGACCACGCGGCCATACGACGGCCTGTAGCGGTCGACCTTCGCCGAAATGAAGGCCTTGATGATGTTGATCTCGGACTTGCCGAAGTTCGCCAGCTCTGCGATCTCGTAGACCCACAGACCCTGGACCTGCTCCTGGCCTTCCTTGCCCTTGCTCACATCGAAGTGCGTGTCGCTGAACCACGCCGAGCTCGCCAGCACCTCGACGAGCGTCGACTTGAACATCCCACCCGGCCCCTCGAGCACAGGGCAGTAGTCGAACTTGCACCCCGGGTTCATCACGCGATTGACCATGCCCAGCAGCCATAGGCGGCCGACCAACGTGAGGTATTCGGTCATTGCCGGGCCGAGCGACTCGGGCGACTCACCCATTACGTAGATCAGCCACTTGTCCAACCGCGGCTTCTGATCCCACTCCAGCCGCTGCAGGTAGTCGCGAACCGGATGAAAAGGAGTCTGGTGCGCGACCGTCTCCACGGCCTCCGTCAGTGCCCCACGGTTGATGCTCGGCAGGCCATAGCTGTCCGTCAGGTACTGCCCGAGGAGCAGGTCGATTGCGCCAGTGATCGGCCCGGCCTTCGCGTGCGGCCACGGCCATGGCCGCTGCGCCTCGATGTTGTTGCTCAGCAGGTTCACCCCGAGGATGCCCTGAAGTTCTTCGTCATGCTTGAGCGCCGTGATCACCAGCTTGCGCGAGACGAGCCATCGGCCCTTGTCGCCATCCCAGTAGGGACGCAGCCACCAGGGACGCTTGCCGCCATCATCGTCCTCAGCGTCAGCGGGACGTTCGCGTTTTTTTCCGCCATCGCCGCCACCACTAGCAGACGCGGCCTCAGGCTCCGGAGAGTCCGTCGAGGCCCCGGGCGGCGATGGCAAAGGCTGCGCCTGGCCGAAGAACGCAAGGACGCGCTCAAAGTCCCATCCGTCCGTTTCGATGGCATCGCGGCAATCCCAGCCATCCTCGACGACACCAGGCTCGGGAATCGGGAGGATCGAGACGCTGCACGAGTGCGACTCACGAAGCAGCGCACCGACGCCGAGCATCGCCTTCATGCCTGCCTGTTTCTCGGCAGGCAGGAAGGGCTTCGCAGCCTGCGCCGCGTCGAGGGCGGCATCGTCGGCGCCGATGGCCTTTTTCTCCGCGTTCGTGAGCGGCACCCGCTTGCTGTCGCAATCGGGCCACAGCAGCACAGTACTTCCCGCGAGCCATTGCCAAAGCGCCTTCTTCCAGCTGTTGCTGCCGCCCGGCCAGCTGACTACGCAGTACACGCCCGGCGCGCCTGCTTCCAGCAGCTGCTGCAACACATCGGCCTTCAGCTCGCCCTCAACCACGATGACGGTTCGCTGGCCCGGGTGGCTGCCGCCTGGATAGTAGAGTGGACGGGGATCGCTCCAGAACTTCCAGTACCACTGCCCTCCGCCGTCAGCCTCGCTCACGCACCAGGTGTAGGGGATCGTGAGCTTGTCGCCACCGCTGCGCCTGAAACGAACGACGTAGCCGAGCAGCTGGCCGTCGACCTGGTAGGCAGCTTTGTGGACGATCGCATCGAGCTGGTAGTGCTTGTGCTTGAAGGGAGGCCGCGGCGCGTACTCCGGAACCGGCATCTGAGCCCGCCAGCTGTCCTCTGCCACCGGCTTGCTCGGCTTCTCCGGCGCGGGCGGCGGCGGGGGCGCCGGTGCCATCGATTCCGGCCGCGGCTTGACCACGTTGGCCTCGCGCTCGAGGCCATAGCGGTGCGCCAGGTCCACGGCGGCCTGGCCGTTGCTCATGTTGTGGATGGCCGCGTAGAGGCTCACCAGGTCGTTGCCCCGATGCTCACCGCCGAAGTCCGCCCACTTGCCGATGCGCTCGCCTTCGAGCGAAACCTTCAGGCTCGCTGTCTTCTCATGGCGCCACACACTGTGGCACACCCATTCGTGCCCATCCTTCTTCCCGTCGCTCAGCCACTCCATCAGGAGCGAGCCGATGCGACCGAGCAGGGCCTGGTTCAGCCCCGCGAAATCGATCGGTGGACTATCCTTAAAGTTGTCAGCCATGGATCAGACGATCGGCGTCTGCCAAGTGGCGAACATGTCCCGCAGGGCACAGCACTGGACGCCCAGGTCTTCCAGCTTGGCCCGTGGCGCGTATTCGGCGACCGGCCGGTTCCGATACTCGACCCTCCGCGTCCGCACCACGGCGAGCACGCCGGCTCGCCGCATGTTGTCCACCGTCCGCCGCGCGGCGAGGAAGCCGACCTGCGACTTTGCCGCGAGCTCGAGCAGCGTCGGCGATCGGTCAGGCGTCGTCAGCGCCAGGGCCGCATCGAGCAGGGCCTGGCGTACTTCCCCGGCCGGCCTCATTGAGCCGCCTTGAACGCAGCGACCGCGGCCTCGAAGGCCGCCGAGGCTGCCTCGACTCGGCTCAGCGCCCGATCCTTGCGAGCTTCGGGCGTCTCCACGAACTTCGACGCCAGATAAGCCATCACAGCGCCGATGTCCTTCGTCTCTCGGATGTAGGCCTCCAGGTCGTCGCAGTTGAAGCGCTGCGTATCGCCCTCGTTCTGATTGAGCTTGCGCGAGAGCGTTGACGGACTCAGATCCATCTTGCCGGCCAGGTTCGCGGCATTGAGGCGCTGTTCCTGCACGCGAAAGGCGATGTACTCCCGCAAGCTCTTGAATTGCTCGGGCAGACCGCGGTCGAAGCTGACCGTCAGGTTGGGGTGCGCAAGTGATGACATTTCAAATTGCCATGTGTTGCCATGTCGAAAATGGCGAAAAAAAAGAGACTGCAGTCATGCACTGCAATCTCACGAAAAGACGATCACGCGCTCCCGCCCACGAGCGGCGCCGGTGCGCTGGTCTGCGCATCCGCCAGTTCGGGCCACATCTCCCACCAGTCGTTTGGTCGGAGGCGCTGCCGGGTGACCGTCGGCACCAGGACCCAGATCTTTGGGCAGTACTCGAAAGGCACCCCTCGGACCTTCCAGTTCCCGACCGCAGCCGGAGTCACTCCGAGCTCCCGAGCCAGGGCGGCACGACCGCCCCGGAGTCGGGCGGCTTCGTCGAGCGGATGCTCAACTTCAGACGTGATTGTGTTGTCCATGGCGCACTCTAACACGGCACGTGTTATTAGATCAACACCACGTGTTGACACATCACGTGTTGAATCGGCCTCAATGAAGACTATCGGCGAGCGAATTCGACAGGCACGCGAACTGCGCGGCATGTCTCAAGCGAGCCTGGCTGCGCTGGCCGGGTTTGCTCAGCAGTCCGCCATCGGCAACCTCGAAAACAGGGCAACGGGTCGCGGCGGCTTCAATTTGCCAAAGATCGCCAGCGCCCTCGGCGTGCCGCTTGAGTGGCTCATGAACGGCCCGGATGGCGAAACGGTCCCGTTTCTGGTCGCAGGCGAAGCACCGCCGACTGTAAGCACCACCACCCTCCCTCTGACCGATCTCGATCGTGCCATCGCTGCGCTGCGCCGCTTGCCCCCTAAGGCAGTCAAGGAAGCCGCCCAGTACATCGACTTCCTGGCGACGAAGCACGACGCCCCCTCTGACCACGGCGCGGATCATCATGTTCCCGCGCCGGCCCCCAAAGCAGCATGAGTTGCCGCTGAACTAGTCTAGCGACCCTCCAACACGTCATG